CTAAGGAAGGTCACAGCTGTCCAGCGATGAAAGAATGTTGGGCACTCTGTCTCTCTGGTATAAGCTAGATAAGAGGCTATGAAGTCAGGCTGCTTACTTCCTGTTTGGGGCATATTATTGCTCTGCTTATTCAGTCTCTGACCAGTAAAGTGCTCTGCCAGTGCGAGGTGCATCTAGGTGCATCCCTCTCTTAGCTCCAGCAGGCACAACGAATGTTCTAGTCTTTCCATCGTATCCTTTGATAGTAACCGGAATCTGCATCCGTTCAACTACCATATCGCATAGATACTCGTGGCCTAATCTGTATTGGAATAATATCGAGTCATGAATTTGAGCTAGTAATTTAAAGTTATTTGAATGCTTTGGATTAATAGCAATGTCATGGAAGACTGATAGATAAGCTTTATTTAAAGTCTGTGCATTAAGTGATTGCGGTGGGTGGGCAATGTAAGCATTAAGAGCTGGCTTGCTGGTGGATGGGTTAGCGAAGCAATAGCGAACCCACGCTTTACCTACCTGCTCTGAGTACGATCTTTCTGCAGTAGCGGCTAACTCTTTAAGTTCAGGAGTTAACTCCCAAGAGTGATGCACTGCCATACTGCGCAGCATTCTGGTACGCTCAATTTCCTCTACTACTCCCTTATAAAACACTCCTTTAATTCCGGGATATGTTTTATGAAAGCAAGATAGCAGGTACTCAGCCACATGAAGATAAGACCAGAAGCGCGGCAGATTTAGCAGCTGCTTGGCCATTACAATGTTCTCTTCTCCCATTGTATCAATTAGTACATAAGCTCCCATGTTGTAGTTTGCGCCGTGGTTTACTGGCTTACCTAGTTGACGTATGGGTTTATTCAGTACCTTCCCTGTAGCTGCATCAAACAGCTCTTCGAAAGGAATACCAAAGAAAGCTGAGGCATTAGAGCAGTGGAAATCAGGAGAGTATTCCACATTGTGAATAAGAGTTTCATCCCCTGAGATATATCCAGTATCTCTGGACTCTGCTTGCTCTAGGTCTACCTCTGCAAATGCAAAGTCTGGGTCTGCTATGAAGGTGCTCTTTACTGCAGGTCCACGGGGTATGTTTTGTACTTGTAGTCCGCACCAGAAGTGATGCTCTCTACTAGCTAAGCGACTGGTATCTGTACCGTGCGGATTAAGAGAGTACAGTATACGCGGGCGTTTGTTATTAGCTGCTGAGGAAGCAGGCTGGTTGTGATGGAAGAAGATTCCTGAGAACTCTTTACCCGGAGTAAGATAGGTGCTTACTAACTTACGTGCCTTACGAATCTTAAGTACAAGAGCTATGATTCTGGCATTAAGTGGGTGACGAAAGCGAGCCTTCTTAAGATTCTTTTCATCGGCGCTGGTGAGATCAGAGCAACCCAGCACTTTTAATAACTGCTTCATTTGAACTGGAGAGTTTACATTGAAGCTCTCTCCAGCAGGAATGTCTAGTATAGTATTTAATGAGCGAGAAGCTTCTTCTATTACTGCTTGTTGCTCTCGCTGAGCTTCTATTAGAGTTGGCATATCTCTAGCTATCCCGGTCATTTCGCTCATGTGACAAGGGAAGGTAAGAGGAAACTCCAGAAGGTAATTATTAAGTGCATACTCTGGAGCTTCCTGTAGCATAGCTAGAAAGCAATTGCCAGTGCCCCAAGTATCAAGAGCGTTATAGCGGTAATATTCATCGAGATCATTAGTCTCCGACAAATCTTTCCAATAGACCGCCTGTCGTATGAAGAAGGAGTTGAGAAAGCCAAGATCCTTAGGCAGCTCGCTATACCAGCAATGGAATAAGTTAGCTGTATCATATAGGTAAGCATAAACAGGAGCAGAATATCTTGTAAGGTAAGCGAGGTCATACTTTCCATTTTGAAATACCTTTGGTGCTCTGAGTTGCCAGTTCCACTTCCGCATAACAGCAAGAGCATACTCACTATCTAAAGGTAGCACTACACTAATGCTGGTGTTAGCAGGAAGGAAGAAGGCAGTATAAGAGAGGCAGCGAATTACTGCATCTTCTTTAAGGGTCTCGATGTCAATGCAAATCAAGGAGGCGGAGCTAAAATTTGTAAATAACTTATCTGAATTTTCAGGGGTTAAGAGAGTGTAGCCGGTAAATACTGTAGGAGTGTACCACTTAGCAGGAGCGGTCAGCTTGGTGATTAAGCGACGTGCTACGAACTTACCAAAGGGTACAGTTACTAACTGCTTAAGTGGCTGGATGAATACTATCTCAATAGCTGGATCGTCGGCAGCCATACCTGAGATAGAGAAGTACGAGCCTGAGTAGTTGTCTAAGGAAGGTGCTTTCTTCTTATCCCAGTTCAGTAGCTTAGCTAGAAGCGAAGGGGAGCTGGAGATAACTCTGGTGATCCCTTTCTGCTTACAGTACATCTTTACTGAGGTGAGAGTAGTTACAGTCTCTAGGCGCAGAAAGGTAGTAGCTGAACCTACGCACTGCTTCAGGTGCGGAAGGAATGACTTATCTGCTTCTGTTCCCCAGAATAGAATACAATCATCTGCTTGCTTAGGTGCAGGGGATGCAGCTTCTTTAGCTCTTAGTGCTGCTATGTGAGAAGCCAAGGAAGTTGATACTGACATGGTAGGTTAGTACTCCTGCTTGCTAATTGCTTACATACATCCGTTTAGGTGAGGCGTTATGAGTTCAACCCACGAACAACGGCATTCATCACTTTCTGCGCTGTCACGTAGTCGTCCCAAGCCTTGAGAAGTTCCGGGAACTCTGCGGCGACCTTCTCACGATCAAAACTCGACCATCGCTCAATGTCGCCATTTTCTTCCCAGTAGTAGGTCAACGCCCATAGCATATCTTGTCTTTCCATCCTGTACCTCCCAGCGCATAACAAGGCGCTCAACGTATTGGACTTACGCCCTTCACTTCTTTCACCTAAAAAGCCCCGATAGCTTTTACGCTACCGAGGCTAGATTAGATCAGCAAAGGGAGAGGGAGCTTACAGAACCCCGATCTCTTTAACTACCAGATAAACTTTATCCGGGTCGTTCTTGTCCTTCCGCTGGCCAGAGACGAGGATACACTCTACATCCTTAACTCCTTCCACAACTTCCCGCATAGTTTTGAAGCCCATAGCTTCTGCGAAAGGTTGTGCACACTTCTTAAAGTTACCTTGTCCAAACTCGTTATCAAGCATGAACATGGTGCTAGAAGTATCCCCAGCTTTCGGTGCTTCCTCTGCGGGATCAGCCAGCTCCACTGCTTCAACGTACTTAAAGTTAAGTTCGATAGCAGCTTTACCGTTGATTTCCTTAGTATCAAAGGAAGCTAGTGCCTTGTGAGCGCCAACAGGGAACGGCTTGAAGGAAGGCAGATCAGCCAGATCATCCAGAGTTGCATCAAGCAGGGAGTCAAGATTGTTCAAAGACATAGTATTCACCTTTATGTTTAGTGATTGATTAAGATTAAGGATTGATTTCAGTATTGATTTCAGTGCTATTTATTGCTATTCTTCCTGCCCAAGCGAGCAAGAATATCTTTTGCAGACCCTCCTGGTGCGGCTGCTGGTCCAGTGCTACTAGTAGGCGTAGTAGCTGCTGATGAATTGGAGCCAGTAAATAGCTCCGGTTTAAAGATCGTTAGCAAAGAAGGCTTCTCTCCTGCTTCCATTACTGCATCTGTGCGACTGCCAGTAAGTATGGTAGTAGCGTAACAAGAAGAGGAGGCAAATACATGTTTCTTATTCTTTCTCTCTGCGTAAATTACATGGTCAAAGTATTTTGCAATGTTACGAGAGAAGTTCCGCGTACCTCCTACAGGCACCAGAGTTTTCTTCTTACCTTCAGTCTCCGCTTCGGTTTCATGTGAGATAACTACCACATTATACTTAGCTTGCTGAATGTGAGATAGAAAAATATCCAGCAGCTTACCTAAGTTACCCCAGTCATCGTAGTTCAGCTTGTAGTCATCAGGCTGGCTCTTGGTGATGAAAGCTACTGCGCTGTTGGATAGCTGAGTAAGGGAGTCGAATACAACTACCGAGTTAGAGTCCATCGCAGGTAGGTTAACCTCTACTGCTGGTGCTTCCTCTCTGCGGCAGATCATACAGCTAACTTTGCCGTGCTCCTCACAAATAGAGACAGGACCTTTAATCATCTTAAGGCAAGTCTCAATAGCTATAGGATAAGAGCGGGTATCCGGCAAGCTAATAAGCTCAATGCGCTCTTGCCATTCGGTCGGTAGCTTCAACAAAGTCTCATGCCCGTTCTCTAGGTCTACCCAAAGAAGGTCATAATACTCTGATAACTCCCCTGCAATCTGAGTCTTACCTGACTTAGGTGCTCCGTAGATAATGACTCTGTGAGTAGTGCTAGCTCTCTTGGTGGATAGCTTAGCCATCAGTCAGACTCCTTAGTTCTGTAACGCTGCGGCTCATAGGCTAGGTATATTCCTGTGTCCGCCAGCTCTTCCTTCTTATCTTTCCAGAACTTATCCCATACACATACAGTGTTATTGGTAAGATCAAGATTGGAGCAGACTCCTTTAGGTAACCACAGTTCAACTTGTTCTTGCCCCTCTGTAGCTACTGACACCAGTATTGCACCTGCTCTTGGCTGCCCTTCTCTGGTTACTCTTAATAACTCCTCGAAGTGAAGCACTATGGTTTCCCGCAAGCGGTACTCAGGCTCTAATTTAACTTCTTGCTCCAGCCGCTGCTGCTCAGTTAAGGTTTGTGCAGGAGACAATTTACCTGCTCCTTGCAGCTTTTCATACTCTGCGTAATCATAGAATAAGCTCATGGTAATATCTCCTTACATTCCTTTCTCTACTTGAGCAGCTACTAGATCATAGAAGTCTACAGTAAAATCATAGCTGTCTGCATCTTCTGCTATCTTATCCAGCATCTGCTGAGTTAGTGGTTTGGTCTGGTTCTTGGTAGCAAGAGTACAGACTCCTAAGTATTCACAGTCCCGGAAGAAGTCAAAGCAAGACTCTCCGTGCATAGGGAAGGATTCATAACTGTGGTACAGTGAGAGTATTTGAGTATCAATTAGCAGCTCTTGCAGCCAAAGCGCTCGTTGCAGCAGTGACTTACCGAACGGCAGCTCCTTATACTCATAGCTCTTAGTCTCATATACTAAGTATAGAACTGTATACGCAGATAGGTCAGGAAATAACTGATCCAGAACTACAGAATACCCAAGAGCTTGCCCACTGTTCTTGTACATTGCAGAGTTAGCAGTACCGCTGGAGGTCTTGTTCTCAAGAACCATTACCTCTCCAGTAACTTTATGCCGTAGAACTGCATCTACAAACCCTCGGTACTCATAACCTTCCGGGAGAAGTATACGGAAGCTAAGCTCTACTGCTGGCTTACCTTTGTAATATACCAGCTCATAATCTTGTAGGAAGCCTTCTTCTCGCAGAGCTATAAACTTTTGTACCGCAAATACAGCGAGCCAGAAAGACTTATTTTGCCTAGGAGTTTCGGCTAGTAACTCTGTATCCCACTCAAGGAAAGTATCCAGTAGTATTTGCTGTTCGCTCTTACCTTCCATGGTGGATTGAATACCAATACCTACTGCTTTGCCGTAAGCAAAGGTTACTCCCTGCTCTACTTCCTTCTCGTCTGAGAGGGAGACAGTAGTAGCATTCAGTCTGTATAGTTGGTACTTACGAGGGCACTTATGTAAGGTAGTGCGGGAGGAGTGAGATAACAGTTTAAGTCGTGGGTCCATCTCTCCAGCAGGAAGCTGCACTACCTTGATAAGAGAGGCAGCAGAGGTAGAATGATTAGTGGCATCATCTAACAGAGACTCTACTTCCGAGTTCACAGAGGAGTCTATATCTATTAGAGTGCTATCTAGTAGCTGGTCTAAGTTAAAGTCAGTAGTGTTCATAAACTGCACTCCTTAATATAACGTGTAAGCTGCTTCGTAAACTGTGTGAAAGTAAATAGCTCTGACCCATTGCGCTTCTGCCTCACTAGAGCAGCTACACACAGTAGCAGTATTTCCTGTAGTTATTATTTTAGCTAGATCATACAGACTCCAGCTAGTTAGTATTCTAGGTACTCTGCAGCCTGGGTTTAGTATATCTGGGAACCTATCTGCATCAAACTCTATAGGACTTAGCCAGTTGACTAAACTTTTAAGTCCTTCGCTGTGATCTATACAGCACTCAGAGTGCGCTTTATGATACAGGATGATTAGAGTAGTAAGGGAGGTGGGAACAGCAGCTAACTCAGAGTTAGGGTTCAGGTCTGCTACAGTTTCCGCTGCTGCCTTCTCTCTTAATGCTTGCAGTCTGGAGAATATACTACTGCTGGCACTTGTGCTCACTAGCAGTTCCTACAGATCAGCAAGAGTCATTTGCTTAGCAGACTTCTTAGCTCCGCCTTTCTTCAGAGCTTTAGTGGCAATGACTGTAGCAGTCTGCTTCTTAAGTCCGCGTACTAGAATAGAGCATTCTTCCTCACTAAGGATAGTAACTACATCAGGATCGTTTTTAAGGGTGCGATGAATATCTCGCAGCAGAGTTGGCATATTAGGGGTGCCAGATAGGAGGGCTTGCTCTAGCTGAGCAAGTTTTTCTTGAACTTCAAATGCTGCTCCGGTAGCGGAAGCAGTAGGTAGGTTGCTACTCATGACGAGTCTCCTAGCAGTATAGGGATTATAGGGATTATAGGGATTATAGGGATTGCAGAGAAAAGTAGGGTAACTCATGCAGAGTAAAGGTAATTAGCTTGCCTTCTACTTCCTCTAGTAGTTCGTACTTCTTACCCTGCTCTAAGCAAAGATACTTCCATCCTCTGTCTCTGCACTTCTCTTTACGCACAGCTTGTATAATTCTAGCGTGCATATGAGGCTCAGCAGATAGTGCTGCTTTGTGATTTGACTTAACAGCTATCCAGATGGGTTCATATTTTCGCATGATTTCCCGCGAGTGGGTAAGAAGGGAGAATAAAAAAGACCCGGAGTATAGGAAGGAGTGGAACTATATCCGGGCCAAGTACCTTACAGGGTAGGAGGTTTTAGAAAGCCGCCCTTACGGCACTCGCCTTTAGCTCTTTTTACTAACGAGCACAGTGGCGGAAACTGAATTTTCGGTAAGGGCAGCTTACTGAAAACCTCCTGCTAACTGTGGTATTAGAAAGCAGGAGGAGGATTAGCTAACTGACTATTACAGGTTAGCCAGCAGCTCTTCTTCAGTTACGTTCAGGAACTGGTCTGCCTTGTTCAGCAGGAACTCTACACAATCTGAGTATTCTTCCATATTGGGAGTGTTCTCAGCGTAGATAGCCAGCTGTTGTACCAGCAGTTGCAGTACCGGCTCGTTGGTACGTACAGCTTGTAGCTTACCGACCAGAATCTTAGCAGCGTTGGCAACCTGTTCGATAGTCTTGCCAGTAATAGCCGGCATAACTTCGACATAATCCTGAGCAAACGCTTCCCAAGTCTCCTTAGGAATACCACCGCCACGACGCTGTACCTTCGGAGTATTGGCGATAGTTTCCCAGCTTACTTTGTTTGCATCAAAGTTACTGGCGTTAACAGTAGTGTCATCGGAAAGAATTTCCCGCACCGCCGCATTGACTACGTTTTCAACTGCTTCTTGCAGCAGCTCCAGTTGCTTACCTCCAGCTTCCAGAATAGCTACAATACCTTCGATTGAAGGATAAGGTACCGGCAGAACGACAGCTTCGCGCACAGTTTCAATGCCGGTTTCTTTGTCTTTTGATTTACGAAAGTTAAACTGCACTGGTTTGGTGTTAACTTTACTGTCGTAGTTAACTTTGATGTTTTCGCAGATCTGCTTCATTTCTTCAGTGCTAGGGTTTTCGGCCTTAATAACTTGCGGACCAGTCTCTTTGTCGGTGGAGGTTACTTCGGTTACTGAATCGTTCATTTGTAAGTACCTTTTGGGTTGGTTTAATAAGGTTCGCACCTTAAAGTTAGCGCTAACTGAGCAGATATAAGTGGTGTCGCTTTTATCGCTTCAGAGACACCACTATAACATGCCCGTTTCATGGGTCAAGGGGTTTATTGCTTAAGTTAGAAAAATTTTTTACCGCTCCTAGCTCTGCTCTTTTACGCTGTATTTTGTAGTCTTGAAGTATATGCTTCTTTAATGCTGTTACTGCTTTATTGTATCTATACATAGCTACTTGCGTACCTAAGGAAGGTTCACAATCTTTAAGGGCGCTTACAGGGAAGAGATGCAGCAGAAAATGCACTGCCCACATAGTCTGACTGTGCGCTCTCTGCAAACGGGACTGCGGCTTGACCTCTTTATTATTACTACTCATAGTTGCTATCTCCTACCTACACTGCTGTTAGTATACTGAACGTTAATATGACTGCTGCGCTTATGAATAGCATAGCTAACCATCTGGCTAATGGAGTCAGCTTTTTAAACATTAAGTCTACTGCTCGCTGTCCTTTCTCTTCTGGATCAAAGTCTGGCGTGCTCATAACTACTACCCTCTTTTATCTAATTTACCTTTAAAGAACTCTGCCTTTTCTTCTAGTGTATCTCCTTTTATTCTCTGTGAGGTGATGCCTTTGGTAAAGGATTCCGGTTCACAGATTACATATAGCTCTTCTCTTGCTCTGGTTACTCCTGTGTACAGCAGTTCCCGTTGCAGCATAGTTGCATGAGACTGGTGCAGACAGAAGAATACTTTCCTCCACTCTGAACCCTGTGATTTATGTACAGTAAGAGCATAGGAGTGCAGGAGTGAGTTAATCTCTGCTGCTTTGTTTAGAGTAACTTCGCTTTCGGTATCTATTAGGCGAACTACTATGTTATGAGAAGCCTGAGTTACCCTATCCTCACTAGAAGCTACCTGCTCTAGTAGAAATTCTATGTCTGCATCATAGTCGTATGCACATGAGCCTGCTTCTTCTGCCGCTTGCGGATTGTGCCCCCAGTAGTCTAAGTAAGCAGAATGCTTCTGGTAACGAGCGCCTGTATAGGCAGGGTTAGTTGTAATTTCTACTATCTCTGCATCTTCGCGATCATATAGAACCTTATCCCCTACGCTAAAGTAGTGCTTATTAAAGCCTGCAATTACTTCAAAGGTTACTGCCTGCCTGCGGCGCGCGAGGTGGTTAGCAATATGATTGTTAATTTCAATAGTACCGCAAGCTTTATTGTAAGGTATAAGTATCATATCTTCGTCTGGATCGTACACTCCGTTATCTACTGCTGCTTTGAAGAATGCAGCTAAGGTTAGTGCTGCATGGTCTGCATGTAATTTCTTTTTCCAAGGGTGTAGGGTTAGCTTACCTTCGTGTTTCCATTTAGGGTAAGAGCTGCCCGGTATTGGTCTGCCTGAGAGTATTTGGTGCGCTAAGCGTATGATTGGAGACTCAAGAGCTTGGCGGTAGACTTGCTTAAGTTCTACTACCGGGTGCTCTAGCATTTTATACCCTAGTACAGCACTACCAAATACAGGAGGCAGCTGCTGTATATCCCCTATGAATATCCACTGTACTTTGTGCAGCAGTGCAGCTGTTATCTCACTGAATAGTTCGGTGGACAACATAGACGCTTCTTCTACTATGATAGTGTGAATAGTAGAAGGGAGTGGGTTGGATGAATGCCTGCTAGGGAGAAAGCGCATAGTACGTTTAATAGCGCCAGTTTCAGGGTCTTCTACTTCAAAGTACTCTGGCTGGTACTCTAGTAGCTTGTGAGCAGTAATACAGTTAGCTTGCATATCCTTAGACTGCACCTTGCGAATATTATTTACAGCTCTGCGAGTGTAAGAGATTATGAGAATACCCGGCCCTCCGCTTACTAAGTGCTTATGCCCGTCACTTTGCAGAGGAGGTACTTTACCGCTGGAGATAAGGGCATTGATAGCTCCCTGCGAGCAGGTGGTTTTACCAGTACCTGCAGCTCCTATAAGTACACAATCTTCACCGCTGCTAGCTAGGTCTATGAATTGCTGCTGCTCTTGATTGTAGGTAATAGCTTCTCCGTGCATACCGGTACTAGCATACCCGGCGCAACCGCAACTAGCATCAGTAACATCTGCAAAAGGTTGTTCCTGTAGTGCTGCCGGAGTTTGCAGAGTGTTATTAGGTTGCTCAGGAAGTATGGGAGCAGGTGCAGAATTTACTGCTACTCTAAGTGCATCCCGTTCCCGTTTAAGGTTGATCTTTTCCATAAGTGGACGGGCTTGCCACTGGGGGCCATTTTCAATTACAGTTTCCAGATAGGCTAACCGCTCTGCTTCTTTTGGTGACTTAGTTGTAATGGTGCTGGTAGGTTGGTAGGATTTGGTGCTCGCTGCTTGCTGCGCTATTTTTGCACGCAAAGCAGCGATAGCGCCCCCGGTACTTCCTGCGTTATTAGTTGCAGCAGTTAGGGTAGCAGTAGTAGCACTGGTGCTAGGTTTACTGGGAGTTTCGGTAGTGCTGGCGGCGGTATCAGGGGTGCGAGCTGCTTTAGCTTTCGCTAATAGTTCAGCCATATTTAGCTTTTTAGTGGTCATTACTATAAATCCTCTGCTGTGATAGTGTCAGACATTTTAGCTGGCGCTAGTGTAGGAGCCTGCTCCTGCTTACTTAAAGTTGCAGCTGCTACCCTGTAAGCTAGCTTTGCTCTTAAATAATCTACAACGGTAGAGTAGTCTGATTTTACTGGCTCAGTTGCAGGCGCTTTAGCGGCTAGTGCTGCTACTTCTGCTGCATTCTTTAGCTCTGCTGCCTGCTGTTGCTTACCTGCTGCACTTGTGGTTGGTAGTAAAGTGTACCCTAGAGCTAAGGAAGAGCCTCCAAGGTAATCAGTATTACGAGCTATACCTTCGTTGAATATTTCCATTAGAGTATGGAAGTGAACACTACCTACGTCTATGTTACATTCACAGTAATCTTTTATCTCTTTGATTAAAGATAAAGGAGTGTTGAACATCTTAGTGGTGTTAAAGCATGAGCGTATTACTTTCTTCCATTCTTCTGCTCTGTGAGGTGGGAATTCTGCTGCCTTGTCTGCCCAGTCTGCAACTACGTGAGAGTAATGCGCAGGCGAAGAGCCACCGTATATAAGATGGGTTAGCTTATTTTCTACCGCTTGCAGAGACTGTGCTTCTCGCAAAGATGCGCGCCCAGCTTTCCAGTCACTTAGGTTTTCTTCCCATGCCTTAATCCAATTAGCTATCTGAATCATACGGGAGTTTTCATAAGTTACTTTAAAGGAAGGTTGAGTAAAGGAAGGATGCCTTATACAATCTGTTTGCTCTATTACTCTTACCAGTTGAGAGATGTTATTCTCCACCAATGTTCTTGTTATTGGCTTAGCTGGGTCAAGAGTAACAGGATGCTGCCAGTCTACCTTGCCGGTGTAGTTTATAAGAGATAGAAAAGTAAGGTAGCTGTCTACTTGAGATAGCTTGCCTTTACAGTGCGCAGCATACAGCTGATGTAGCTGCTTATGTGGTAGTGCGAATATAGGGTGGAAATACCCTGCAGTATGATCTATTGATATGTGCTCTAAGCAGGATACCTTGAATCGTATCCCGCTTATTGCACAAGTAACTTGTGCCATGATTGCTTACTCCTAAGTTTTTTAGTATTACCCTACCCTGTAAGGTGCAGTATTAATTGCCGGGAAATAGTAAGTATTTTTTAATTTTGCTCTTGTTTTCGTCGCTCATAGTTCTGTGAATGCGCATAACATAGAAGCCTTTATCTACTGCTTCCACTACCTCTAAATCTAATTTACATAGAGAATGGAAATCGCTGCGGGCTTGATAGATTACTTCCATATCATCTGGATACCCAGAAAGAGCTGCTTTTAGTTCTGCTACGTTCATAGTCGTTTACTCCTTATTTGCCTACTTGCGCTTATTCCGGCAGTTGCGCTAGTGTTCTAGCTTCAAATTCTGCTGTTTCTTCTGCACTCATAAGATCATGCAAATACATATGTTCTTGTGCTGCATGAATCTCTTCTACAGTGCAGGAAGCAGGATAGTGCCGGTATTTGTTATAGCATTGTTCCCAGTACTGTTCCTTAGTCATTTCAGGTTCGGGTGTGGGAGCTGTACCTCCTAGAGCCTCTAAGCTGTTAGCTTTGATACGGGCTGCAGTAGTGTAAGCAGGAGTAACTGCGCGGGCCGCAATCTTAGCTTCAAAGGGCGCTAGTATTGATATTACGTTGAACGACTCTGCACTTATTGGCTGCTCCTGCTTGCAAAGAGTAAGGATATGAGTAATTTGTGAGGCAGTAAGTACCGGCCGGTATTTAGTGCGGAAGTTGTTTGGGTTGGGATTGGGATTTGGATTTGGATTTGGATTTGGATTGGGGGTGCTCATTTTGATAGTTCCTTATCGATTTGCAAGTGTAAGGTAATTTAGGTTATTGGGGTTACTGACTAACCGAACTCTGCTTTACTGCTATAGCTGCTAGTATCAGTTGTTTGTTCTGCTTGTAGAAATCAATAACTGTATTGCCCATATGAGCAAGATCTGATTTAGAGAATCTTTTCCAAGCAGCTATGCTATGGTTCTGGCAGCCTATTTGCATATGAGTTTCAGAGATAGCTACGGGCCAAAGTAGGCCATGGATAGCTAGTAAGTTTACTACGTTATTTGTTGTAATAACATCGGT